TGACAATGCACGGTCGCACCTGCTCGAGCGTGTAGCCACGCTCGCGGCAACGGGCCTCAAGGTGTCGCAGGCAACAGCGGATCATGGGAGCGGGTTGGCGCACCACTCCGAATCGGTGCAGACCGGAACCCAAAGCGCGCTGAAAGAGCCGTCTCCGATGTCTACTCCGTAGTCCCCGTTGATTCCGTATAGCGGCGTCAACGGAGCGTACTCGGCACAATCTGGGCCAAGCGACATTACCGGGATGTACTCGCCAGGTGGGTACGGCAGTTCTGTCAGAGGCCAGATGTTGACCCACCTGCCTTCCGGTTGATCGAACAATTCGCAGTCGTTATTTATGCCGCAATTTGCGTAAGGCAGTTCAGGCAACTCAATGCAGCACTCGCAGGTTGCCGTTATTAGGATTTCATACGTGTACCGTATCTCGTAGCACTCGTTCGATTCGCACTCTGGGCATTCCACGTATGACGTTTGCACAGTTCGGTCGGCGACGGTAACCGTAGCCGTCCACCCTGCCGCAGTCAGATTGTCGGCAATGTCCTGGGCAGTCTGCTCAAGCAGGTCAAGATACGAGTTGATGTCTGCTTCGTCTTGCGCCTGCGACGGCGACCCGGTACACCCAGACAGAACGTCCAATGATCCGCCGGCTAGGCGGCCCGATATTGTCAGACATGTCGAACACCCGCAGCAGCACTCCTGCTCCGTCCCTACCTTTCCGTCACGCAGGACGGGCTTGCCGTCTTGAAACGTGATGAGCGTCATGTGGCGGTAGAGCAGGTGGTGATGTCGTACCAGCGGATACTGACGCAGTCCGTGCTGTCGGTCGCCGTCGCGCCGCTGTTGTGCCCGAGCAGCTGAATCTTGGTGCGGTCATATCCCGGCAGTTTCGCAAAGTCGTACCCGGCCACTTCGGTCGTGCACGTGTTTGTGCACTCGCTGTCAAACGCAATCGCGTACCATCCGAAGCCGTTGTGTCCGAGTGCCACCCATCGATTGGTGCAGGAGGTGCCAGTGGCAATCTCGAGGAACTGATTGTGCGCCACCAGCGTGATTGCGGTGGTGAGGCTGCCTGGCTCGCCGTTGTAGACAGTCACCACGGCAGATGCCGAAGTGGGCCAGCTGCTACCGGCGTGCTTGGCGAGAAGCAGTCGCACGCCGCGTGACACTGCGCCCAATTGTGGGGCAGCCAAGTCCTGCCGCGGCTCATCGCGCTCCACTAGGCGAACGCTGCGAGCGATCCGCTTGGCGTCGTTCAGATTGAAGCCGTACGTGCTGGCCACGACTTACTCCGCGAACACGGCGTAGCGAATCCTGGTTGCCGTGCCGTACGCCTTGGCACCCAGCGTAATTGTGGGCACCAGCCGCAACGCTGCGGCGTCGCCACGCTTGAGCTGGCAGAACTCCTGCAGGTTCGTGCCGTCGTAGTGGCCAAGCGAGACGTATGCCGTTCCACTGGTGGCCGTCGAGAGATTGCGGAAACCGCTGTACCCGGCGGCCGACACGCTGCCTAGCGACAGCGTCTGCACGTTCGTACCGACAGACACGACGCCGCCGGCAGCGCCCTGCGTGGCCTGGTCAACGCGAATGCCACTGGCGGCGAACGTCTCGTTGTGATTGCCGTTTGACACAGCGACGGACACGGACACAGTAATCTCATTGGCCATCGGTCACTCCTTAGATTCCAGCAATTGCAAACAACGCAGAAAGATCGCTCTCCGCATACGGCAATATTGTGATTTTGTCTGGCAACTGCCCGACCGGCTTGGCAGAGCCATCCGGGTTCAATGCCACTGGCCTTGAAACCGGGTTGCCGCTCTTGTCGAGGATCGCTTTGCGCTCTCCGTTGACGATCTCGTTGTAGCCAACGTCGTAGTACCGGATAGCCCACGTGTCCGACTTATACGTCATCTCTACACTGACGCTCCACACTTGATTCTTTTCGTCAAAGTCCGCACTCACGCCAGTGACTCTTAGTGTGCGTCGCCGTGCGCCGAGAAACTCCTGGCTGTTGATGTTGTTCATGTATGGCCAGAGCGCAGCAAAATCAGGCGACAATACGCGAGAGTTTGTGTACGTGCCGCGAATCAACGCCACTTCTTCAGTCAGCCCCTCGACGGGATCTTGCGCCGAGTTCACTGGAATCTTCGGGTCGTTGCCGTCCTCGTCAAAACTCTCGCTTGCTGGCTGCGTTGTCTGCACCGCCTGAAACGACCACTTCTTGAAAAACTCTGGTTGCTCTGGGTTGGGCGGATCTTGCTCCACCGGCTTGGCGTCGTACTTGACCGACACCACAACAGAGCGGTCGTTATCTTTGAAATACTGGAAGTCACGCGACGTAACGTTTAGTTCAATACCGCCGACGTTCTCCGAATCTCCAATCTGCGGAATCGTGCGGTTGAAAAAATTGGGCCAGGTGTTGGTGTCGTTCTTGATGTCGCCAAAGGACGGGTCTTTGGCGTCGCACACCACAAGCAGATCGACGCTGCCGCCGTACTGAATCGTGTTCTTGTCTGAGCGAGTTTCGGTGAACCGAAATGACCGCAGCTGTCGAACGTCTACGATTGCCATCACGCCACCGCGATTTCTACTTGGCCAAAGCCAGAGTCGCCCATCGTGGCGACCAGTTCGTCAATGCCGTCAGCAGTTCGCTCGGTGTTGTCGGCCGTCCGCTTCGCGTCGTTGCCGCCCTCGAGCCGCGGGTCGGCGCCGCGTGCGATGCTCGCCCGCAGCGACTCACCCTCCGAACTGCCGACCACAACGGCACGCAGCGATTGCGTCGATGCACCGATGGCGGCGGCCACCCCCTGGCCGGCGGCGGCACCGGCATTCGCACCGGCACGGGCAGCGGCGCTGTCCTGTGCTGCTTGCTGCGCCTTGGCAAACTCGCGATCGAAGGCCCCGAACGGATTGCCGATGTTTTCCAGGGCATTAGCGAAGCCGTCGGCAGCAGCCTCGCCGTACATGTCGCCCATCTCGGCGGCGCCCTGGGCCATCTGCGTCACGCCCCTGGCGCCGCCAGCAAGAGTATCGGCAAGATCACTCAACCCCAACGCATCTGCCAGGTTGGCTTGCAGTTTCATCACCTTGGCGAATCCGCCGAGGATGACGGAAAACACTTCGCTGAACATCTGGCCAATCTGCGAGCCGGCCGCCCGGAAAACCTGGAAGATGCCGGTCAGCAGCGTCATGGCACCAACAACCATGCGGATACGGACGACAAGCCCATCGGCCAACATCTTGGCCATAGACCAGCCCTTGGCGTTCTCCGCGAAGAACGCGACGATGAGGTTAGAGACGGCCGTGATGGCGGGGGCCAGTTCCGCCAGGTACTGATTGATGAATCCTTGGATGGGCATGCCGAGTCGCTTGAGCGCGTCTTCCATTGACGCAATAGCGGCTGCTTGCCTGTCGCTAAGGGTCACGCCGAGAGCCTCTTGCAGACGCTTTACCTCGGCAGTGGCCTGCCCGGCACCACGTATAAAGTTGAGCATGCTCTGGCCGCTGCGGCCAAAGATGTCTACGGCGGCAGCAGCCTGCATGGCCGGCGGCAACGCTGCGATACGCTGGCTAATCAGAGCGAACTGGTCCGCCGTGCTCATGCCGGCCAAATCCTGCATCGTCAGCCCCAACTGGCCAAACGCCTTGACGGCAGTTGGAGTGCTTTGCGCTAGTTCGCCGACCATTCGCGTGGTACGCCGCAACGCAGTTGTGAGTTGCTGCTGACTGGCGCCAGACTCATCTGCCACCTGCGTCATCAATTGCAGGTCGGCAACTGTAGTGCCCAGTTCTTGTGAAAGGTCATCCAGTTGAGCAGCCGAAGCCGTGGCGGCGGCGAACGCCGCAAACGGGGCCGCTATCGCCGCGACGATGCCAAGCGGCAGCAGCAGGCTCTTCATCGCCACGGACAACGCAGAAACGCCGACGGCCGCAAGCGAACTGGCCCTGCCAAGACCGAGGGCATTGCGGGCCGCGTCGCTGAACAATCCGCCGAGCCCGCCCGTCTGCTTGCGTGCGTCAGTCGCAAAACCACGCAGCTGGCCGCTTGCCCGGCTCAGCCCGGCAGTGAGCCCGCCGGTGCTGGCTGTGATAGAGACGTTGACGCGACCAAAGTTGTTTGCCATCTCGCGTCACCGTGGAAGTGGAATCGACTGAAGAACCTGCCACATCTGCTCTTGCGTTTGCTGTCGCTTTTCCACGGGCATGTAGTCGTGCGGCTTAGCCCTCGGTCCCTTGAAGTGTGCGTTACGGAACTGTGCGTGACTCTGTGCCCACCGCAGGTATTCGTCACCCCACGGCTCCAGGTGGTAGTACGCCAGCCAGCCGTAAAGTTGATCGACCGGCATCTCGTCTGCCAGCCGTTCCACGTCCCATATGCCCAACTTCAAGGCGAGCCGGTAGAGGAACGTCATCACCGGTCGCCGTTCTAGTTTTTTGCCGCCTCCTCGATAGCGTTGGTGCCGAGGCCGTTGAGCCGAAAGCCCGCGTCCACAATCCGCTGGACAGCCTCGCTCTCCAGTTCGCCGATCCACTCGGCGTCGCCCTCGTCGAACAGTCGCGTACCGTCTTCCTTGACGCACAGCAGCACGACCACCTGGGCGCGAACGTTGCGAAGATTCACCTTGCCCGGCACGCCACCGGTCACGATCTCCTCAAACCGATCGCGGTCGCGAGCCGAAAACTTGGCCACGTACAGCGTGCCGCCAAGCTCGGGAACCTCGACGGCCTCACGCGGGCGAACGCCACGCCGGGCCTTGATCTCATCACGGGTTAGTGCCACAGGCCGCGTCTCCTGTCATCATTAGCCGATGCTGCCAGACAGCTTAATCGTGACCGTGCCGGTCATCATGTCATCCTTCGGGGCACCGGCCTCGAACTGCGACAGGAAGCCGTAGGCCGACCACAAAGCCGTGTTGGTGCCGCCGTTGGCAAACCGCACTGCAACAACTTGCGCGGTGGAAACATTAGTCATCGCGGAAATTGGGCTGATCGACGGGTCGAAGTGAATCTCTACCGAGATTTCACCCGGATCGTAATTCTCGCTGGCAAGGAACTCTTTGCCGCCAGGGGTCAGCATGTGCGACGCATCAACCACCTCACGCGAGATGCCGCCCCAGTTGATGCCGTTCACCTTGTAAGTAGACGAGTTACTGGTGTTCGTGAGAATGCCACCAAAAGAAATCGTCGTTCCCTGGCCGATGTCGTTCGCCATTGCTATCACGCCTCCATGCGTGGTTACTCGGTGTACGTGATCTCTACCGTGAGATCAGTACGGTAAATGGGCAGCTGCTCGCCGTTGTTGGGCGGCTCCTGCGTGTCCTGGTCATTCGTGACACGCACCAGCCGCACATCGGCGTTGCTCTTGTATTGTAAGGCCAGCCTGACTTGTTTCGTCAGGTTTCGCACAGCCAATAGCGTGTCTCCGACGCACGACAGCGTGTACGTCGCACGCATCAGCCCGGTGTGCCCTGTCATGTGTGTACCGAACTCGCGATCACCCTGATCTCGCGAGTAGACGAGCACAGGCAGGGAACTGCCTTGCGGCGCCTGCACGGCGAATATCCGCGTGCCCACCAGCGCCGTCACGCCAGTGGCGGCGGTCAGCAGCGAGACCAGTGCGGTGTCGATGTGCGTGACGGGCATGGTTACCTGGCCCTCGTCGCCCGGCGAATGGCAACTCGCTCTGCTTCGGCGATGGCCGTTCCCAGCTTGCTCTGAAGTTTTCCGACCAGCCGCTCTTTGATTTGCGGCAGATTTGCGTCAGCCCACTTGCCAAAGCGGCCGGTGCCCTCGAAACCGTAGACCTCGTAGAAAAAAACGTTCTGGACGTTGCCGCCGATGCTCGACACCTTGCCCATCAAGTACGGATACTTCTTGGAGAAAGCCAGCGGAACGCTGAGCACGTTGCCCTTTGGGGTGCGAGTTGCGACGCCGTTCTCGATCCACCAGGCATGGAAGCCCTTCTCGCGATTGCTGCCGCCGGCTACAGAGCGATAGCCAAGCACGCCTACTGCCGTTTGATTCTTTCGCTTCTTCTCAAGCTTGAACCCGACCGACCGACGCAGGTTTCCAGTTGGCCCCTTGGGCGTTAGCGACTTGATTTCTGGAATCTCGTTAGCGGACGCCTCTCGCACGGCGGCACCAAGGTACTTCCGCTGAATTGAGCGCGGCAGGACCTGAAAGCCCTGCAGGACCTGCTCGACGCCTTCCACGCTTGTCACAACGCCGTCTGCCATCAGTCCAGCACCTCGTTCACCATGCACTCATGCTCCATCCGCCGCCCACGCTCCAGCACCGACATGATCTCGAACGTGCGACCCTGGCATATGATCCGCATCTTGGGAACCAAGCCGGCCGTGTATCGCATCCGCACCCTGTGCGTCACGCTGGCTTCGTTGCTCATCGCATTCACCTGCTCGCTGCCAGACAGCGGCAGCAGGGCAATCATCCGCGTCTTCCAGGTCGAGAACGTCAGCGTCGGCTCGTTCAGTTCGTTGACCGAGTCTGTAGGCGTTTGAATCGTCGCCTTTCGGTCCATCTCACCAGATCGCAGCATGCGTCACCTCAGCAATACTGCTTCCACCGAAGCGGCGACAACAGGGCCTCCACGGCAAGCTCAAACTCCTTTGATATGCTGCCCACCAGCACCGCCTCGCGATTAGCGTACCAGTGCCCGATCAGCAACTTGATCGCGTGCTTGGCCTGCGGAGGCACAGCCGCTACGCTGCCGTATCCGGCCAGGTACGTGATCTGCACGCTCTTGTCATCCAGCCGCACGCTGGGCCAGTCCTCCAGGTACAGCGGATAGATCAAGCCTGGAACGTGGTCGCGGTCTACGCGGAACTGCTGCGTTCCAGACTGCGACCACGTAATGGTCTGCGTCGCGCCGCCCGTATCGACGTAGGTGACAGTCACCGTGGCGCTCGTGGCCGTCGCGTTCAGCCGGATCGGCGGGCGCGGAAGCTCAACCCGGAGAGCGGGAAAATCATCGAACGCCACGGTGTACGCTTTGTCCGCAAAGGTGCGGTCGCAGTAATCCTCGCACCACTGCACGGCAGCATCGATCAGCACGCCGATATACGTGTCGTCGTCGGTAAAGTCCACGATGCGAAGGTGCTCCTTCGCTTCGGACACGCTGACAGGGCGCTCGTTCGTGCCGCTTGCCGTCGAGACAACCAGGCTGCGGTAGCGGCTGCCGGTGGCAGGAAGCTCCCAGTTACGCATGCTTCCGCCTCCGCTGCTTGGCGACCGGCGACTCCGCACGCTCCACCTCGGGCTCCGGTGCCGTAGCGAACCGCAGCTGCGGCTGCTCCTGGTGGCGGACGGCATACCGCTGCAGCTCGAGCGTGCGAGCCAGCCCGCCAGTGACATGCACGACCTGGCCTGGGCGGTACGACATATACGACCGCAGCATGCGGACGGGGATCAGTTCGACAGTCTGAGTCATTTCCACACGTTCTCCGGTGGCCGGCCGCCGCGATCCCAGAAGTCGCCGGGATGCTGCAGCAGGGCCTGCATGTTCTCGTTAGGCCATTTGATCCACACCTCGGCGTGGCCCAGCACGACCCGAGGGCACACGCCAATCTTCAGTCCAGCCTTTTGCGCCGACTGCCAGAATGCGATGTCATCGTCGATACGCGATTCGTCCCAGCGGCCATTCGGGCCGGGCTTGCCGATGAACCACGGATGCGGCATTTTCTTGAGCGCATCAGCCCGCAGCAGCGTAAACCCAAAGTGCGCGGTGTTTGCCGTGATGACGTTGTGGTATACGAAGTGGTCCCGGCCAACCTCTGCCAGCCGTTCGCCTTTCTCGCCACACATCGTGAACAGCGGCTCGTCATTTCGCCGCTTCATCTGCACTGCCGCGACGAAGTCATAGCCGCTCGCCACCGCATACGGAAGCAGCCGCGGCACGGCGTCCTGCTCGAAGATGCTGTCGTAGTCCAGCGTCAAGATCCACAACGGCGGCGCCTTGGGATCGTCGTCGGCCTCGACCATGTCCGTCAGGACACGCTCTAGGCACTGCCCCCAAAACGCCCCCTCCAGGCGAACCGGAGAGATGCCGTATGGAATGAGGCCCCTTGGCCAGCAGAACATGTGATCCTGCCAGCCCAGCCTCGGGACAGACATAGCGCAGTGCAGACGCACCGGCCCGCTGCCCGTGTTGAGCACGGCGGGCTTTACGCCCGCCACAGACGACGCCGCGCCCACGGCATCCTCCTATGGTTGGAGAACGTCAGTCAATCAGCCCTTAGCCCACACGTTCACGCCAGCATCAGCGGTCGAATCAGCACCGATCTCACCACGGCCCAGCCGAGCCGAGATCACGACGGTGTTGTTCGTCGCACCCGCGGCCGACGCGGACGGCGTCACCTCGACCTGGAGATACCGACGCAGAGCCTTGGTGCTCACGTCGAACCGCGTGATGTTCACCACGGCCGTGTTGCTCACGCCAGCCAGCGTGTAGTCGGTGCCGCTTACAAAGCCCGAGATGGTCGCGTAGCTGCCATCCGTGTCGGAGTGCTTCAGCGTCACCACGGCCGGGGCCGACGTGTGAGCGATGGAGCGGTACGCCACGTCGATGCTGACCGAGTCGTAGCCCAGGCAGTCGATGGCGGCCGAGTGCGAGGCACCAGACGCGACACCAGCCGCGGCCGACAGAGACACGACGCTCTTCTGATTCTGTGCGTGGTTCACGATTGATTCCTTGTTCTTGGGGTCAGAGGATGAGAGCCACGACCGGCCCGGCGTTGGAAGCGTCGCCCACGTCCGAGGTCACCGCGTCGTAGGACACCGTGGCCTGGAAGTAAACTTGGTCGAACTCGATGTAGCGGTCGGTGCTGGCACGCACCGCAACCTGACGCCGCAGAGCGAAGTGGCTGGACCGCTTCATGTCGCCGAAGAGGGCCACGCACTGGCCAGCCGAAGCACTCTTCCGCATGACGTTGTTGAAGAACACAGGCCAGCCGAGGAACGTCGGGCGGCGGACGCCGTCCACAATCTCGTTGGCGAGGGCACCGTTGCCGCCGAGGGCCAGCGACTGCATCGCAAGAGCGTGCATCTGCGGCGTGCAGTACCAGCCGCAGGTCGGGCTCTGCGTGGCGTACGTCGGAGCCTTGGCCACAGTGGAGAGGAAGTCATCAACCGTCAGTCCGGTCACCGCCGTCTGCGTCGAGTCGTTGATGCCGGCAGTCAGAGTCTCGTTCTCGAACTTCCACTGGATGCCGCGGATGCCGCCGTAAAGGCTGGCGCCGGTTCCGATGAAGCCGTCTTCGTCGATCCGCTGCGCGATGGCCAGGGCGAACTCCTCGGCCACGAGCCCGGCCAGGTCAATCGCCGAGTCGTCGATCAGCTGGTTGGGGACGCGAGTGCCGACGCGAACTTCCTTGCTGGAAAGCATCACGTTGTCGGTCGCCATGTCCGTGGCGAGCGTCTCGGCATTGGCGGCCGTGTGGTACGCAGTGTTGCCGCTCACCCGACGCGGGATGTAGAGCGTGTCGCTCGTCATCTGCAGGTTGTTGGCCTGAGCGGGGAACGCACCGAACGACTCGACCAGGCGAATCACGGTCGAAGCGAACGTGTCTGGAATAAACACGGCGCCCTTCGCATTGTCGTTTGGCGACAGGGCGCGGGCCTCGACGTGCTTCTCGTACCACGAACGATCCTCGGCACGGCCGAGAACGTAGCCGCGAATCCACCGGCCGCACGCTTCCGCGTCGCTGGACGAACGGAAGTGCCGACCCTTGCCGCTGGTCGCACGCTCGGCAGCAGGGGCAGCCGCGGGAGCGACGGTCACCTCGACCGGCTTGGCCGTGGCGGCAACCTTGCCACGCAGGGCGGTGATACGCTCGGCGATGGCATGCTCGCGGGCGAGTTCCTTCTCGAGCTGCTCGGCCTCGCCGGCCAGCTTGTCCATCTCGGCGACCTGCTCGGCAGAGCGGTCCTCGACCTTCGACAGGTCATCGAGCATGGCAGCCACAGCGGCGGCCCGGTCCTGAAGCTTCGTGAGTGCGGTGGCCATCCTTGGCGCTCCGTGGTGTGAACGGTGACTTCCGTGTCTTTGTTCACACTACGGGACGAATGGCACTCAACCTCGCCGGGAGTTTGTATCTACAAAAGCACGACGGCAGACGTACTCCGCTGGCACGACTTGCTTGGAGCGGAACGTGCAGCACTGGCACTCGATGTACCGCACCTGCGAATGTTCGCCGGCCTGCACGCTTGAGCGAGTGCGGATGCGACCCTTGCCGCACTGTGGGCAGATTTCACCCGGCTTTGCCACGCAGAAAGCTCCTGAGACGTGCGGCACGAAGCCGCAGACCAGCGGCCGCTGCCGGCCGCATATCTGGCTTGGCATCCGGCCCCGGCTCTACAGCCGGATCCTGTGATGCTAGCCACGCCTCCAAGCTTCGACGGGCAACGCTCGTGGTCGAAGATGGGTACGCCGGATGTGTCACTACGCTCACGTCATAGAGTCCCGACACTTCGCGAATCGACCGCCTCGGCTTGCCGTCTTCGCCTGGCGCCCACTGCTCGCCGCGTGGTTCCACGGTGAACGCGAAGGACGAGCCGCGCAAATCGGAACGGGCCACGAGCTCGCCGACCGTGCGGCCCAGTTCCGTGTTAGGCAGCACAACTGAATACCGCAGCCCCTTGTCATCGCTGGTGAGCTCGAGCGTCCCGCTTGACGTGCGGCCCAGCAATTGATTTGGGTCGTGATTGAACAATGCGACCACGTCGCCTTTGCCGCGCTGACGATTCAGCACCTTGTCGAACGCACCAGGCAGGATGGTCTCACGGAACCCGCCAAGATCAACGCTTAGCGTGTTGTATCGCACGGCGTAGCCGGTCAGCGTCAGCCGGCCATCAGCCCGCGTCTCCACTGCTACGCCGGCGTCCTCGGCAAACTCCCAGTCACGCCGCTCAATCTGCTCGGCCACAGCCAATTCGTCACTCATCGACAGCCTCCGTGCTTGCGTCGCCTTCCGGCGTGATGCTCTCGCTTTCGGCCACGTCTTCGACCGTGTCGCCTGGCGTGTCTTCAACCTCGCCAGGCGAATCGTCGCCCTCTGGCATCGGCCCCAGGTTCTCCTTCATCCGCACTTCTTCGGGCGTAAGCCAGCCGTTTCGGATGGCAACCTCGTACGCCTGGTAGCGGGTTGTGATGTCGCCACGCAACAGCCCTTCCACGAGGAACTCTGCGTACAGGTCACCGTCCTCGGGCAGTACGTCACGCTCGATTGCACCCTCGATGCGACGCAGCCACGGGGCGATGGTGAACTTCTCAAAGCTCACCATCTCGCTCTGCAGGTTGCCCCAGGTCGCCCGGCCCAACTCCTGAATCATGTGCGGCGGCATCCGCCACACGCGGCAGATGGCCAGCAGTGACTGCATCCAGAGCTCGGCCAGTTGGCTCTCTTGATTCGTCGCCGAGACACTGTCGGCCTTGAGTCCGTTGCTGAGGATCGCCGTTCGCCCAGCCTTGGCCGGGCCACGATGGGCGCTCTCCCACTGGTCCCGCAGTTGCTCGCGAACTTCGCGGGGCAACGCCTGGTCGGTGTGCAGGATGATGCCGGGCTGAGCGTTGTTCCGGTAGAACGTCGCTGCGTACTGCTCGAGGGCGCGAGCCAACGCGATGGCGTCGCGGCCGAGCTCAACCGGCACCTCGCCGTGCACGCCGTCGAACGACAGCCACCGGACGTGCATGATCTGATCGTCGCGGTACGCCTGTTGCCGGCCCGTGCTCGGGTCCGTGTAGACGTAGGACAGCGACATGTCTTTTTCTTGCACAACCTTCATGCCGGCCGGGTTCAGCGGATGCAGTTCGCTCACACTGCCACGGTCACCAGCCACCTTGAACTGGTACGAGTTGCCGTAGAACCCAAGGTGCAGACACATCTGCTCGACCCACTCGTAGCGGGTCTGCCACTTGTTTGGCCGCTTGGCCAGCACGTTGTAGAGCGGCAGATCCTTGGCCCGCTCGCTGTTGTGGTCATCCAGGCGGCGGTAGAGATGCAGCGGAAGGCTTGCCACCGTCTCGGCCACCACGCGGGCACACGCGAAGTAGGCCGCCGTCTTCATCGCCGTCTCGGGCGTTATCCTCACGCCGCTCTCGCCTGCCATGGCCACGAGGTCATCCCAGCGGGACATGCGGGTATCGAGGAACTTGATTTCGGGCAGTGCTGCCGTCGCTTCCATGCGTCACCAGAAGGAAATCTCGGGCATATCGGCGGGCTTCATGCTCTCGCCCATGTGAACGCCTACGGCCATGATGGTGGCTACCACCGCGTCCACACGTTCCGTGCTCTT